TTGGAATTTGACTACGGACTGGTACGGCACCGTTACGGAACCGCCCAAAGGATCTACATGACTAGCACCATTACCAATTTGTGACAGTGCCGACCACAACGTGAATGAGTTATTTCCCGAAGTACCAGCAAGTGTAGATCTGGAATCACTGGCTGGACGCATTTTAAGAGCAGGGTATGTAGGATCCTCGGTAAAGTAATTCGTTGTGATCTTATCAATGCCTCGGTCGACTGTAATGATGTCACCAGTGGTTTCAGTACCTCCAGGACGATTAGAACCAACGCTGGTAAAGTTGAATCGATGCGACGATCTTGCACATGAATATCCACTTGAAAACCATTGGTAATAGGAATGGGGTGAAACTGAACCCAAACCATAGAAAGATCCTACTTTCAACTGACTATCACCACCATTGAGCCCAACGCCACGAGGTACACCAGTCACTGGAATGGTATACATATGTAGCTTATCTGGGGCTCCACGGAAGAAGCCGCACGGAGTTGATCTGTGACAAACATCCCGAATCGATTTGACGGTCTCGCCAATGTAAGCTCCTTCTCCGCTCTGCAAGAAATATTGATCCTGCAATGACACTGATCGATCAATCTCACACGGAATAGCCATCTCAAGATTTGGGGCACCACGAACGGAAACAATAATGGTTGCGTCCAAATCGTTCGTCAACGTATTCAACACTTGAACTCTAATCTTACCATTCATGGTCCTGGGATTATAAACTACAAGTGATTCAACTGGATAATCCAATGAACTTGGGATCATATGATTATAAGCTACATTTGCGTTGGGTCTATCTTGGGGATCTGTGTGATCAGTCAACAACCATGGTGTGGTCGCCATGTAAGGGACGGTGAAATCAAACTTGCAACCATCACTAATGTCAAGAACTTTTGTGTAAACCTTTCCAATGACATTGGTAGTGGTCCCATACGAACCTGAGGGCTCAAAGGATACTTTCAAGCGTCCTTTCTGAAAGGCAGTGGTCACGATTTCGAACGAAAAGATGATGTCGCCCCGCCAAGCTCGGAAACTCTGGGCCACCCAATCCATAGGAATAGGCAAAACCTGATCGTAGTAATTCCCATTTCCACCAGTACGAACCATATTCGGAGAAATACAAGGATGAACGTAACTCTCAAACAGTACACTGTCAGTGACGGAACCAACCCCAGTGGCCTTCCAGAAAAAGGCAGTCAAGGCAGACTCTTTTTGGACGATGTTCGTAATAAGCATCTCATCTTCTGAACCTCCAAGAGATTCATTCAACGAAGCAAGTGTGGTTTCAGGATGTAGCGCCAACACCTCGTCCCTGGTAGACAATTGGGAATTGCCAATATTTGGAACATTCTGACGCCGTCCGGTGGGAACGTCAATCAACAGTGGCGGATTCGAGAAACCCATCAGACGAGCAATGGTAGGACCATACTTGCTAACCATCCCCATCCAACTAGATGCTTGAGGTTTTGCGGGTGCGTTCTTGCCAATCTTCGAACCTCCATGTGCTTCACCACTCTGCAGATAAACCGTCGGACCTGCCAACTCATAATCTTCCTCAAGACTGGCCATTACCGTAATATCCACGTTATCTGGTGCGTTACTCCCAAGAAACGTAAGATTACCAACTGAATCGATTCTCAATTCACCCATACCGAGTGCCGTGTTTGTCACATTATTGCCTGACAAAAAGTTGTCATCAATCGGCAAATACTCATGGGGAAAGATGAAAGGTAGTGTTATAGAACCTCCAGCATTGATGTTCGGATAAAGTCGAACATGTTGCCGCTGAGAAATCGGTACAATCTTTCTCATCCCCATTCCAGACAATCCCATACCGGCGGGAGAAAAGGTGTGATAAGCAGCTCCATTGGGACAACCAATACCAGTTCCAGTAACAGTTGCTATGATCCCATCATTAAATTTACAGGCTGAGACTTGTGATTCTTGTGATAGTGGTAAATAAGATGCATACATGGTTCCTCTATGAAATGAAGAACCATTGACTAGAAACTGTAATTTAATTTTACCGCGAAAGCGGCAATATCCCTCCATCTTGGCTTTAATTTCTGGTAGACTAAAAAAGAGGTGCCACGGTGTAATGACCGCGACGAAGGGTGACCCCACGGCCCAGCTATAAGTTGCAAGGACTCGAGGTCTAACTAGGAAATCGGATATGTGATCTCCTGGAATCTCTGCATATTTCATACCATATTGGGACGTTGATGTAATATCCACGGTAAGTGCATTGTCTTCCTGTTGTGTGATTGGATCGGAAGTGACGTTAGTCGCTTCGATACCTAGATTATTATCAATACTATTGTGTTCTGCTGGTCTTCTATGTACGTTACACCCCCGACCATAGGGGTGCACCGGTTTTTGCGCTTGCCTGCTCGTATAGAGGTACGGCACATCGTCTGCAAGCCTAGAAAGTGTATCGCGCGAAACACTCCCTGGTAACCAATACAGACGCGCTCTCGTTTTCAGAATATCTGAGGGTGAATGAGATACCCGTAGTGACCCGCCTCAGCGAGCCAATTGGGTGAGGATGAAGGTTCGGTTTTCCCTAAAGTAAACCGAATCTTCGTTGAAGGTAATGCACTTCTCCTCAAAAGTTTTATGCACACCTTTTGGTAGGTTGTAACCGGTAGCAACTCCGATCACAGCCTTTTGTATACGCTCGTAGACCTCCTTCCCGTGATAGAAAGATTCCATAATCAAGCTGGACAACCCGGAAGCGATGATGTCGTGCTCGCTCTCATGGGGACTGCTCTTAATATTGCAGCACATATTACCGAGTGTCTCCAGAGATAGTGGTGCAAGATGAGCTTCGATGGTGGGTTCCCACAACCAAGAGCGCTTCAAAAACTCAATATCCTCCAATCTCGAATCGGGCGTGATAGGTTCGGTCTTGTCAGCGTTGGTATAGGTGATTCCATAAGGCTCCAGTGTCTTGGCTATGTGGGTTTTGTCAAAATTGACATCTGCAGCCACCGACCCATAGTTATCATCCCCATAGGTCAATAAGCGAACCTTCTTGCGGAAATCCTCTACGGCAAAACCACTCTTCAGCCAAGCCAATCTGATCATGATAGAGCCCCCGACACAATTGGTCTGAGCAGTCGCAGGTTGTCCAGAGGGATTGAATCCACAAAATCTTATGACATCACCAAAGAAATCAACCGTGGAGTCGGTGACCACGCAAGCCATTCCAATCATCATAGCCAATTCCTCTCTGGTGTAATTCCCACTGAGATAGGCAACCACGTAAGCCACGCGAAAGAAACAACTCACAAAGACCTTCTGCAGACTAGAATCCCAACCCTTATAATCACCATCGAAAAATTTGGGATTAGGACCGTTATCCAATATGAAGTCACGTTGTAAGGTCCACTCATAGCTTTGTACGATCGTGTTGGGACAGGCTTCAAAAGCGATGCGATTGGCGGCCATGAAGGCGAGAATCGGCAAGAACAAGGTCCTAAAGGCGATTAAGAAAGCCAGTGGAGAAGCAATAACCACGCGATGCTTTCCCGCAGCAGCCTTCTTCTCAGACAACGCCTCATCCTTAAAAAAGGAGGAGAATAAAACGTCCTCTGCATCAGGGGCCAAGCCATTTCGGAAATTTCCCAGTAACCTATCGACCTGATTCATCACCGCTGGAATAAAAATCTTGCGTTCCGCATCCTTATCAACCAAGAGATCGCGCTTCGACACGTTGTAAGGGTGTCCCGCGCCAGTGCTGAAATTCAAGGCTCCCATATATTTAGTGAGAAAACCCTCCGTCATTGGACCGTTAATGGATTCATCTACAGACAAGGGGCGCACTTCGCTCATATCGGGGTGATAAAGTCTAGCGAAGACATCGGTGATATAACCCATAGTCGCACGCTTAACCAAATTCAAAGGGGCATTTCGCTTGATGATAAGAACACTAGATAACCACAATCTTTTGGCGCGGTAAAAAGCTCCACCGCGCAAAGTGGGTGGTGGAATCTTATTACCGGTCGGCAAACCAGTTGCAAGCAACAATTTTTCAGCCATGGGATTGGGATAAACCTTAGTACTCTGTGCTCTACTAGACTTGCCAAGTGAACCGCGAATGTCGATCGTGCCACTCAAATCATCATCAGGATTTTCGCGTTGTCTGAAGACACTTTTGTGGTGCAAATCAAGGAAATTATCTTTTGACGGTACAATCCTCCGGGCATCAGCATCCATGGCTTCGAAGATTTCAGGCAGTGAGTGTTGTCCGTCTTGGGCCTCCAACACCGGATAATCATCTGAGCAACTATTCAAAAAGGCACGAGCCCGATTGATATCATCCTGAGTCACTCTAGTACTGACGGCCCAATCCTTGCCAGCGGCTTGGTGGATACCTACAATACAAGTTTTCTTGCCATCCGTCTGTACTAGAGGTGCACCACAATCGCCACCACTGGTGGGTGGAGTCAACGTCACCTTAAAGCGATCAGATTTACCCTGGAGCGCAATACTGCCGTCGTTATTCTTGAGGGTCAAAGGGTCGTTGAAATAGTGACAGAAGGGTGACTCATGGGTGCCACTTGTGTTGTACATATTACGCTTCAACAGATAGGCTGTGGTATTTGAGTTGCCCCTATGATCCTTCAGACAAAAATACGGTGTGATATCCTTAACGGTATAACCCTGGTAATTGAAATATATGGTGTCGCGTTCCTCATCAACAGCGAAATCATCGGGTTCAATTTCTACCATAGCGTGTCCATTAATAATACCTCCTTTATCGCCGCGCATCTCTACTTTGTCGTACATGATCTTAAAACGCACAGGGTGTTTTTCCTTCCTAGCACGCTCGATCTGGGGTCTGAATGTGTGGTAATTAGTCAGGCACAGGACCGAACCAAGATTGTTGCACAAATCAATCGCATTGCTCCACTTACCATCATCGAAGATAATGACTCTAGTGTTATTAGCAATCAATTCGAGAACAGCTTCCGGTTTTGCCACAGACTTGGAAGTTTGGGAAAGATTGGAAAAGCCACGCCAAATGGACCATGATGGTGTGGGGCCAGCATCGGACGTGAAACCCTGATGTGTGGCTTCTGCTGCAGAAGCGTAAGTAGAGACGTACTTTATAGTCATAATCAACATCGTCAAACCAACCAGGATGGGCGCAGGTTCCTTTGATCTGATACGCCTAATGCGATAGTACCAGCGCGTAGGACTCCAGAAAGACATCTCTCCCTCGCGATTCAAACGCTCGACATCTCGCTCAATCTGTTCCGCATCCAAAAATCCATTGGCGGTCATATCGAGTCCCAATAAAATTGGAATTCTGTATACATTCAAAGTCCCGTTCAGACGAGTAAATTGGAATGTTAGACCCACGAAGAAAGGAATCAGAATGAAATTGGGAATATTGATAAGACAATATGAGCAGAAACTGTAAAACGGTGGGATCAGGAGCCAAAGGGTGGTGGAGATCACAGGAAAGGTGAAACTGGGGTAATGAATGAAGCAGTAAACGAAAACCTTTGTGATCCACAGAATCATTTGATTGAACCTGGACAATAGGTCATACCCTTCGGTTTCACGATTGATGTCAAACCATTCAGTCTCATCGTCAGACGGTGATTCCCCAGACTGGAAGATCAGATTCCCAGTCGCAGGGTCATACTCGGACCGGGCGATCTGGTCACCCGAAGCCAAGACCACTTCCTGAACGGAATCCTGGTCCTTTGCCATCTGATGGACCATCTTGTTCAATTCGGTGATACTGATCTTATCCCCGATCTGCTTCAACTCAAAATCATTATACGACATCGCTTTCCTGTTGACGTCACCTTGAGTCTTATACTGATCATGGCGCACTTCCGAACCTGTAATAGCCACGGTAAATACATTGAAGGTCCAGTAGTTCATATCTTCAACGCCTTTGGGATTGTTATTGATTTTAGACAACATGCCCTCAGATGAATGTTCAGAACGCAACTCAGCTTGGATAATCACATCAATGCGCCTCATGACTGCCTCTGGAGCATTCATGACCTTCTCAGATTGGAGGGTGAGGTTATTGGATGTAATGGCAACAATCCTAGAATTAACCTTGGTATTGCCTTTGTTGTCCAAATGGGCCTGGGGTGTGGTGAAAGGCTGATTACCAATAACATTAAGCATTTGGCTGATAAAACCAGGATCAACTCCCTCACACAACTTGACACTTGAGGCATCATCCCAAACTATCGTGTGAGCACTAGAATGGAAACCATCCCAATGCTTGAGCAAATCGTTGACATAATACATGAAGGATGGATCGCGAGGAAGGTTGAAGGCATCACACAAAACCCTCTGAAGGATATTAACGACTGACGTCTTTCCAATAGAAGATTTACCAATGACCATGTAGGTGAAGGGCTTCTTGCGTAGACCAATTGAATCTATTGCCACATCTGTTTCGGAGATCTTGATATCGATCTCGCGCAAAGAGCTTTTCCAGATCTTGATGATACGCGCATTACCAATCTTCGCCTCCTCGAGCGTGATACGTTTAACAACTGCTTCGCGGAGGTTCCTGCCGAACATGAGGAACTCATGGATGTGGTATACCTTGTTTCCCGTTTCGGTCAAAAGGCCATTATAAGGAACAACGCCACCATTAAGGCTGGATACATCAGTGGCCTTAAACCAAGTGATTTTCTCTCGGAGTACAGTACCTTCCTTATCAAAGCCAAACAAGGTACGCAAATCACCGGTTTGATAACTCTCAATGAGTTTATTGAGGAAATCAGTCGATGCAGCTGCAGTAGAGGTGAAGGTCATGGAATTGAAGATCGTGCTAAACTCGAATTCTTTGATGGTTCGGAGGGTTTCTTCGTACGAGAAATCAGATTGTAAAAGAGTGATAATCCCTGTTAAAAGGACGGTAAGTTTCATAGCACTCTTCAATGTCTTGATAGTCTCTTCTTTCAATAATTCGCGAATGATATCCATAATCCTAAGGTCATCAAAAAAGCCACTCTGAAATTCGGCGGACTCTCCTTCATCGGGTTTTTCTTCTTTAAGAGGAATAGTCTCATCAGTCTTTGTCTCATCACGCTTCCTACGAGGAGCTCGAGTGCAAAAAATGTTTTTGGAAAGGAAACCCTCACCAGAAAAGAGACCGCGAAGAATATCACCAAATTCATTCTCCTCCCCAAGTATCGCGATGATAGCATTGAGATTCTGCTTGAAGAAATCAAGACCGTGCACCGCAGTATGTGAAGCCATGTGCAATACGAGGAAAGTCTCACAGTAACTGCAATAAGCCATGCATGCAGTCCATAGAGTCCCAGCATTGCAACACTCCTTCTTGCAACCGTCATGTGCACGTGGGATCCCATTGAATAGGTTCTCAGGATCCATGGGATCCCCATGTGTGTCATAGTAGGTTTGCTTCATTTGTGGGACCTTTCTATTCATGTAGATGCGCGCCAAGATGTATGCAATCCATCCACTGATGGTGAGACCAGTGAATGACCTAACACGATTGCGCAAGCCACGGAGTTGCTTGCGAAACGTGTAAAGTAGGGGAAAGTGCACGGTCCTAAGTACGGGGTGATCTGCAGTTTCTTCAAAACACAATGCGGCGATAAAGTCCAAGACATCGTTAATGGTAAAACCATTCTGTAATATGAAATTTTCACAGGTTTGTTCGTCTTCAGGAATTTCGGGTGAAGCAACAGAAGAATTCTCAAATTCTGAATAAGTACTGTTGCTAGGGTTCAGGGTGTTGTAGTAATCGCAAAGATCACAGTAGGTGGAATCGTTGAACTTATTAGTGTAATAAGCGATAATACTGTCACGATTCTTGAGGATATTCTTGATACGGCGTTTCATGCCCTTACCAGTCTTCACATTTGCAATAACATTGTGAAAGCAAGAGACTCCATAAATGGTCTTTTGCGTGTGAAAGACATAAAAGGCAAAAAACACAATATTATGAATGGAGAATAACATAAATGTAAATTCTGCGGCGAAAATCCAATTCAAACCAAAAGCTAAGAAGAAAAACATACTAGCAAAATGAAAATACAAAGTGACACAAACAAACCAAACATTAACAACAACAAAAGGCAAGAAAGAGATACACGTAATAAGAAAGTGATTAAGGAAAGAAAGAAGGAAGCCATAATCGGCAGAAAGAGGTCCCACGCAAGAGTGCGTGAGAAAGAGAACCAGCCAAGCGGCTACGGTGCCCATAAGGGCAGACTTTAGGCAACTCATCATGTTTGCTGTCGGGGAACTTCTTGCGTGCTTAGAAGTTTGAAAAAACCCACGGTATTGCATTGGTTAACCGTGGAGACCAAGGGGTTGGCATTAAAAATAGTGTGGAGCAACCGAAATGAATGGTCAAAAATCAATTCATGTCATAAAAACCACCTGCCCAGCTTGTGAATATGCTGGGTCAATATTGGTGTCAAGAAGACCACCTCATAAACTATCCGAACTTCCGTGTTCAGAGTAGTGCATTACCAAGGGCACGCAGCCGTTGCACACAACAGCGAATATATGTCTATGAGTCTACGAATAGGGTTCACGTGTAAAAGCGTTAGTACTAGAGGTCAAATGACGCCAAACGCACAATACTCAAACAGTGACCCATAATTTCTCCTCAATAGCAGACGCGAGGTGCAGGGCATAACCGAGGGTGCGTTCGTGAAGCGCACAAAAACACACAACCACTAAAGGCGATCTGTCGACTAAAAGAACGGAATCATCTATGACAACTAATACTAAAAAGACACTAAAGGGGAAAGATAACTAATGCTTATCTGTGACTAAAAGAATGAAGGGAAGTGTTGGATAAAATGATATAGATCTAGGGAAAACACATACAGCGATTCAGCATAAGAGCTTCTTGGCAGACTTTTAGAAAGATCCTTCTCTATGTGTGATATTGACATATAAACATGATAAACAACCTAAGTAATATGAACATATTACGCGAAACTACACTAAGAGGGGGGACTATAAATGAGTGTGGGGGGATACAGTTTCTAAAACTGAAAATGTCGTATCTGTTTCTTAAAACAGGGAAAATCGCGATAAAAATGCGGGAAAAACTGGCCCAAAAGGGCCAGACGCCGGGGATGAACGGCAATAAAGATCCCTAAGATTGTAGATTATCTATAAAATCTGTGGAATTGACCACAATCGGAAACGAAGTATACTAGCGGTTAGTCGAGTTAGCTAGATTTCGTCTCAAACAAGCGAACATTGAACAAAGTTAAAGTTGCTTGTTATCGAAATATGAGAGGGGGGGGGAAACCC